GTCATTCTTCATCCTTACCTGGAGCTGGTCAAACGCTTTGATCGTGATGTCCAGCTTCTCAGCAACGGCCTTAATTTCGTCCTCCTTTGCGGTCTTCAGTTCATCGTAAGCTGATTGCAGGGCGGCCATTTTTTCCTCGAAGTTCTTTACACCGTCCTCACCTTTGAGTTCAAAAACCGTTTTGAGCAGGTCAAATTTTTTCTGCACGTCGGCAGGCTCTTTGACCTCAAATTCATCGTATGCCTTTTGCGCGGCCTTTATTTCGGCCTCAATTTGCGCGGCTGTTTTCTTTTCCATGTTTAAGTCGTTTTTAAATGATTGATTGATGATAACCATTCATTCCAGCCTCCACTGACGCCCGGCTCCTTACGAGTGAACGCGGTATTGTACTCTGAAATAATGCTTTTAGTTTCTTCTATGTCCAAAAGGATGGACTTAATGCAGTCATCGGACGCGGTCGTATTGCGGCAGAACTTTTCCATTTTTGCCACATAATCCTGCATCGCTTTCATCTCAGGTGTGTTCCATTTCAACTGACTGCGGATGTCACCGAGCATATCGGCCCGGCGGCTAATTGCGTATGTAACCCATGTGAACAGGTCGCTGTTTTTATCCAGACTGCCGGTGATATTAACAAGATCCTGCAATGTTTCCTGGTCTTGTACACTGATCTTTTTTAGCAGATTTTGCTCTGCCTGTGAAAGCATTTTAAACTCAGGGATGCCATTTAGCGACTTAGTAACCTGCCGGACACCAGCCTTTATATTGGCTGGCAGTTTGGTCAGTACGCTTGTTTCCAGATGAACCACCTCTTTTAATTCACGAACCTTTTGCCCTTTTATGTTGATCGGGTTGCTTTTTTCTGTGATGAATCCAAAAGAAGCCTTTTTGATAACACCCTCATCCATCATGGTCAATACATCATTTCCGAGGGTATGTGTTCCAAGCCATGCCTTTGTGTAAGCCTGGTGATTATCCTCGTAAACATCAACCACCTTACCGGGTGCTTGCTCGTCGTTATGGTTCAGGTAAAAAGCGATGTTCTCTTTATTCTCGCTCCAGGATTTTGTAAACATCCCTTTGCGGGATATGTCCTTAGTGAAGTCAACATTATCGTAAACGGCATGGGCGATAATGGCCGTCCGCTTGTTGCGGTCCAGATCCTTCAACTCAAAGTTGATGCTTTTTCTTTCCACGCTTCTTTTTTGGTTTTACCTCTTTAGCGTTTATGATCTTTACCTCATAACCGTTTTGCGTTTTCATCTGGTAGTAAAATTATCTTATAAAAAATACTTGTTAATTAAATTTATACAATGTATATTTGTGTATATGGCTAAAAAAACAAACAACCCATTCCCGGTTAGGTTAGGAGAATTAAAAACGCCGCTTCAAATCGAGGCTACACAAATTGATCGAAGCCTCCACTGGTTAATAAAGAAAATTTTGCAGACCTATGTCGACAGTAAAAAAGAAAAGGTCGAGTATAACGACCGGATGCAGAAAATGATCAGCGACTAACCCTTCACCCTCTCAAACGCCAATGTACACCGGCAATTTACAACTTCCTTAGCAGGAACCGGCAACCCATCCGGCTGCACCCTTATCCCCGGCTGCATCATCATTGTTCCATTAACATTGAATGCATCATCAATCCCGATGGTTACATCATCCACGTTTCGGTGACTGTGCCTCGTCCTGGCGTCATTAACCGCCAGCCATATCTTTTTGAACGGCACTCCCATTTCCTTTGCGTTGACCATTGCCGCGCCGTTCGCAGCGGTCACGGTTTCAGTCCGGGCGATCCGCCGCGCCCTCATGGCGCCTAACTCTGTGCTTGCTTCCAGCCTGTTTACGATCTCATCAAAACTCCAACCTGCGGATGCGGCATCGCTTAATATCCCGGCGATTATATCCCTGGTGTATGCCGTAATCAACTCAGCTTCATTCAGCAGATCAATACCGTAGTATTGCCGCATGAGTTCCACGATCCTTTCATCAAAGCCCATTGGCCTACGGGCCTTTTGCTCTTTGCGTACCCGGTGCAACCCGGTTTCATGCGCCCACTTAACACCAACCTTCGGGTATAATTCAACAAGTACTTTGTAGATCGGAACGGATGATATATGCCCCTTTTTTATTTGTTCCTGCACCTGCTCCTTTAGTGCTGCCTTAAACCTGGGAGTATACAGGCGCTCATGCCGCTGCTGGAACCTGTGCCATTTGCGTAGATATGCTTTCTTTTCTGCGGCATTCATGCTTCGATTGTTATTGTCAGCCCGGATCCTTTGGGGTTAATCTTTTCGGCCACCCGTTGCCTTACCTGTTCCACCTGCCAACGCCATTGCTGCTTTTTAGACTGGCACTCAGGCTCCGGTAACTCAGTCAGTATAATCATTTCCACCCGCTTAACACAGGCTTGCGTAATATGCTCGATTGACTTATTCAACTGGCGGCAACGGCTCGAAATTATCGATAGGTTCGTACCCTGTTTTTATGAGCGGCTGGTTCATCAGTTCGTTATCCACCCGGTCATATCCCATTGCCTCCAATACATCGTTAGGGATCATCACCGGCGCAGCTGCAAGCGCGTCAACCTTTTCCTTCAGCGACTGCTGCATCTCAGGAATACCATCAATATCCCACTTGACCTGCCTGAACCCAGCGCCGAAGTCAGTAACCAACTCATTGTTAAACGCATCCTCATAAAGCCGCAGCATCGGGATTATCGCGTTGGTATATGCCGCCCGCTTCATTTCCTTAACATTGGATTCCGTACTGGCTGCATCGCTATTAAACAGAATCGTGCTTATTCCCCAGGCGTTGCATATCTTTTTAAAGTCCACTTCCTCCAAGTCAATGGAAGCAAGATCAACAAGGTTTGAACCCAGCGAGAAGTAACCAACCTCACCGGCGGTAATAAACGGCGCTCCCTTGTTGGCGGAGTTGGTCAGGTATTTAGAGAAATTATCTTTTGCGGCATCGGCAACGCCCTTTGTCTTGCCGCCTGTGTTTGGAATATCTTTAAAATACATAACACCCGGAACGCCCCCGTTCTGCATCTGAGCAACGCTGTTATCCATGTTGGCAGAAAGACGGGTCAACCGCTTACCAAGTACATTCACACGCGAGAATCCCCGGAACCGCTCAAGCGGGTTATCCGATGGGTTAAACCCATGAATAAAGATAATCTCATCGAGTTCGATCACTTTCTCAAACCCGTTATTCGGGTCCTGGTAGAAATACTTTACCACTTCCTGCGGGAACGAATCGCTGATCGCAAGTGTTACGAATCCGGGGTTAAGGATATGTATTTTCTCAACCGTACCGTTAACGCCGAGTGTCTTTTCTTTGTAGATAAAGCATTCATCCTTCAGATATGACCATGTGAACATCTCAAGCCTCTGAGCGAATGTTAGTTTGCGAAGGAAAGTCGCTAACTTATCGGTTTCCGGTAAGTCCTCCATCTGAGCGTTGTATCCGTAGATAGCGACCTGTGATGTATTTGTAGCGAGGTATCGAACGACGCTGAAAATATCATCCATCGTCTTATAAGCCAGTACCGCTTTAAATGATTTCCAATCTGGGTAAAGTTTGGTGTATAGTTGCGTCGTTACGGCTGACTGATACGCTTTAATTTCGCTTTTCAGTTTGTCAATGCCGAGTAGTTTGTCAATAATTCGCACCGGCGTATTGTATTAAGGGTTGAGAAAATTTAGTGAAGGCAGCATACCTCATGCTGTCCATTCCATCGTCTTTGAACTTGACTGGTTTCTCCGTAACAATGCCGTTCTTATCGGTCATCCACTTGTACGATTTTATTTCCTTCAACAAATTTATACTATTTTTTGTGATATATAGCTGTTTTGATTTTACGAACTGGATACCGTCGTAAACCGACTTGTTCGACTGCTGCGCCCAAAGCCCCGCCCGGTTCAGCTCCTCAATGGTGTCTGGACGGGCAGAATCGCAGTAAATCTCATGGCTGGAATTAAGCCCGAACGCCTTTATAGCGTAGGCCAGATCATCGGTTGTGAGTTTCGTTTCATAGATCATCTCCTCCACATAAAGTCGGTCATCAAGTACGCCTACCTTAGTCAATACGTTGGGGTGGTTGAATCCGAAGTCGAGGCCGTAAACCACCTCGTCGCAGTCCGGGAAGTTATCGCACTCCTTCCAGTGGGTGTAAATGGTTTGCTGCGACGTACCTCGCAGCCCCAGGCCAAACACCCGCCAAAGGTTTTCGTCTGCATCTCTCAGGTTCTCGATCTCTTCGATCTGTTCTTTAGTCAGGAAGTGCCGGTTATTCAGGTAGGTTGAATGAATCTTTTTATTGCCGGGTGCATCGGCCAGTTGGTAAACGTAGCTGAACTCATCCGCCGGGTTCCAGTCGCCGAAGATGACCTCCTTTGTCCGCAATGCCAGTTGAATATAAGACGGCTGCGGGATAAGGTTTAACTCGTTGCACCAAAGTATATCCCGGCCCGGCCCCCTCAGTTTCCCCACGTCCTCAACTCCGAAAAACTCAATGTATGACCCGGTGAACGGAAACCGGTAAATGTTATCGGTTTTATTGTGGTGCTTCTCGTTGTAGATACCCATTGACTTCAGAACGTCCAGCACGTCCTTCATTGCGCCGCGCTTCAGGTGAGGCAGTGAAGGTGAAACAATGGTAATTTCTTTTTTCTCTGTGCTGCCGATGTAAACCATCAACTGAGCGATGCTGTATGACTTCGACGACCGGCTCGAACCCTCATCACCAATAAATCGGTATTGCTTCGCCTCGTATGCCTCTTTGTTGGCATAGAAAACAGGGGTGTAAAGTATCGTCCTGGGTTCAGCCATAAGCCGCGCTGATCTGTTTTGGCATAATTCGGTTAAGCTCTGCTGATCGGTCAAGTAAATGCCGCAGTCTTATGGCGTTCTCGTTTCGGCTCCAGTAGTTCATGTCATACATCGGGGAGTATGGCAGCGGGGCAACCTGCCTGATCTTGTAGCCTCTTAGCTGTGCCTGGCGCATCAGGTTATTACTGCCCTTGTACTCAAACCGCAGACAGTCCTCCCTTGTTTTGACCGGTGCGATAACCAGCCTGCGCCCCAACTCTTTGCTTATCATAAAACCGGTTGTTCGGACGTGAGGGGTGACCTCGGTTGACAGGTGCATACAGACAATGCCGGTTCTTTTGTCGAAAAGGTCAACATACTGCTGAATAAAGTCAGGCTGCATCGGAACTGTGTCATCGGTACACCAAAGCAGATAGTCGTATTTCAGGAACCCGACCATATCCCGGAACGCTCCGATGTCATACCCGGTGGGATTATGCCGATTAATGTATGTGCCGGAAGTGATAAAATCGCTGTAATCTACGCCATTATCGTTATGAATAAAGACAAGTTCCGCATCCGGCTTAAACCTGTTCCAAAGTTTACACCAAAGCCGGACATTTTCAATCCTGTCATGGAAAACAACGGAAACCACCACTTTAGGTAACTCGCCAGGTATTGCTCCTTCACGGATCAATCGGTTAACCTCGGTCATGTGGTATGATGGCTGGTTGCGGCTTAGTGATGCG